GCGAAAGTATCAGCATCTTCGAAATCAATATTTTCGACAAATGATGTTAGCTTTTCTACTTGAGTTTCAGCAAGATCTTTAGACGCTTCACGGATAACCGCATCACGCTTAAATGATTCTACTTCTTCTGCAAGTGCAAGAGCTTTTGACATTGCATCATTGAAGGACTCTTCGAGCTCTTCATTAGCTTGTGCCAATTCGTCAACCAGGTCGACTTTGGATTCTGGTACTTCTACATAAGATTCTACGAACAGATCTTTCATCTTGCTCATAAAGCCTTCTGCGATTTCGGTACGCAAACCAGCTTGTACAGCTAATTTGTTTTCTTCCATCCAATTCTCAACCACATAGTTGAGGTAGCTATCTACTTTCTCTACGAGGTCTTCTTTAGTTGAAGCAACTTCTTCCGCTAATTCGGTTTTATATGCTTCTTCCAAACGATCGACTTCTTCTGAAAGTTTCGCTTTTACTGCTGCTTCAAAGATCAAAGCTGTTTTGGCTTTAAACTCTTCTGAAAGAGTTGCCTCAGATTCGACCAATGCATCGAGCTCATTTGAGTAGGAAAATTCTACTTCTGGAGCTTCAACCATCACCGTAGAAGATTCATCAGCTTCTACTTCTTCCATTTTGTACATCGCTGTCAAGGCCATTTTGTCCATGCCAGCCATACGGCTATTCATTGCAGTGATCAGACCAGCTTTAGTTTTTGGCATTGGATCTTGCTTAGTGTTGTCACCCTTGCGCGTTGGCGCTTTACCAGTGGCATCACCTGCTTTATCCGTTGCCGCAACAGATTGCTGTTCTGCGTTCTTTGGATCGTGAGCTTCTTCGATTCCCTCGTCGAGCTCAATATCCTGATTTTCTACTTGATCAGTCATATTTGACTCCTTATAAGTTAGATTTCAATAACGAGAGGAAATTCTTAAACTCGCGAGTTTGAACCTCGTAAAGGTCCGAACGCGGAGCACGCTTAATTTCAGTCTCTATTTTTTCAATTTCTTGAGCTTCAATGATTCCATTATTCCAGACCCACTCGACACCTTCCATAATTCCATTTACAAAAGCATTCGGTGCAGATGGATCTTGTACGATATCAACCGTATTAAGAATAAAGTCATCCTTGACATACGCAGTACCACTACGCTGCTCAAGGCTACCCATACCACGAGTTGAGACACCTAGTTGAACACCACCTTCGAGAAGACCTTTAACAATCTGACCCATCGGAGTATCCAATATTTGTGCCTTACCCATCACATTACTTCCCTCCATTTTGAGATTTGTAATAAGATGGGATACTTTATCTAAGTTAACAGTAGGACCATCCGGATGGTTTAGTTCACCTACTGCTCTCTTAGCGTTAACCTGTTCTTTGACATATTTATCTACAGCCTTTTCCATAATCGGCTTTGGATATATTCTGCCATTTCTATTCTTTGCTTCCGCTTGGGCAAATACGCCTTCGATGACATAGTTCTTAGAACCGTCTTCTTTAGCTTCAACAATGCACTGTACATCATTTTCAGTATATTCTGTAATCAGTTTCATTTAGTTGCCCTTAGCCTGTTTAATAAACTCTCTACCCATCTTTTCAGCCTCACGCTGAGTACGATAAGCATCTAATCTTTCATTATCGATATAGGTAATAAACTTACCCTTTTCTTTATGAATCATTAGAGTCACCCCGTTTATTTTTTTATCATAGACATGCTCACCAGGAGGCATGCCTTTTGACATTTTTTCACGAAGATGACGAAATTTTATCATTTTTTAAATCCTTTGGGTTTATTTATAATAAAAAATTATTCTACTTCTTCTAGCTCTAATTCATCGATAGCATCTTCAATCTCTTCATCAGTGACATCATCTACATCGATATCATCAGTTTCAGCTTCCATTTCAACTTCTTCTTCTTCTGGCTCTTCACCATTAAAGATCTGACCTGCTACAGCAATCTTTTCTTGCTCTAGCGCATCATTCATTCTATCTTGCATTAGTTCTTGAAACGTAGGTCCTGCTTTCGCAAAGTCCTGGTCAACTACATTATTAATTAAATCTTCAATACTCATAATTTATTCTCCGTTATATTAATTAAGTTGCGTATGTTTTTACCGCTAAAATGTCAAAGTAAAGCTATTAGCTCCAGATGTTGCCGTGTTAATACCATCAGTCGCAGTAAAAGTTAAATCAAATGTAGTAGCATTACTAGCGTGTGGAGTAACTGTAAACACACTACTATCTTGAGTTACTGTAGATCCGTTTAGAGAACCTAAACTAACACTATAATTGTATGTAAGAGGAGTTCCATCTGAATCAGTAGCAGCTACAGTAATAACAGTGGCTGATCCATCTGTAGCTAGAGTAAATGGAGTAGTGCCTCCATCAGAATCTAACACCGATGTGATAGACGTACTAGCGTTAGTAAGAGCAATACTATACCAACCAGTACCATTTGAAATATACAGTCTATCAGAGTCTTCTACAAAAGCTTTAGTACCAGCAGCAATACCAGTAAGAGGTAAAGCAGCTAAAGAATCGTATTGATTGGCACTTACTCCTGCCGATGCAATCTGCCCATCAACTGTAAATACATCGTTCTTTATCGCTTTAGATAATCTACGCGCTACTAAAGTACTTCTACTAGTCATAATTAACCTTCTAATGAAGCTGTTGGGGCAGTAAAGTTTGCAGTATATCTTGCTAGACCTACAGTTAATCTTATTTGATGTATGTAACCTTCATATCTGCCATATATACCCATCCAATCTGAACGACCAACATATCCTACTGGACTAGTCCAACTCACTGTGTCATAACCAGAATGTGTTATAGTATTTGTTCTTAATTGTCCATCATAGTAATGCTGCATTACCCCTGAAGAATTTCTAGTGATTGCTTGATGCTTAAAAGAACTTCCAACATTGTTGTAGCTACCAATACCGGCAGTCATCTTAAATCTTTCTACACCGCCAATCTTAAATATAGCATACAAATTATTGTCCGTAGTTATACCACTACGAGTTCCCCCAGGCCCTCCTCCAAAATAAAAGAAATTATTTGTATCTTGAAAAATTTCAAAAATAGGAGAAGCTGTAGAACCTTGCCAACCCCAAATTCCTTCGATAGTAAATGGTATAGAAGGTTTTCCTAAAATTTCTATAAACTTTAAAACAGTAGGATCAAAGTTTAAATACCTGTTGGTATTAGATCCAGAGGCAAAGCTAATCGTTGGTTCTGAACCAAACGCAGATTTAGTAGTAGAGCCAGTTGTAGGCCCGTTCATTTTAATATTATTTACTTGAGATTTATCTATGATCGAAGCATCTGTGCCTTTAATGTGTAGTGCTGCCGTAATGCTAGTGTCTACGTTAGTCGTGCTTGGGTATGTACCACCAGTAGCAGTTAATGGGCCTGATGGCGGAGTAAATGCACCAGAGTAAACGGCTGATTTAGTAACTCTAAAGTCTGACACATATCCAGTAAGATGTTGACCAGGACTTCCAACATCGTAATACGCTCCAGCACGCACATTACCAGTAAAACCACTAGGCACATCTGTTGATGAACCTACTGAATTTCCGTTGTGGTAAAGGTATATACTATTCCCATTTTTAACTAGAGCAATATGGCTCCAAGTATTTGCTAAAATTGGGTAATTTGTTCCACTATTAATAGCTGTCGTATTAACCCAACTTGACCCATTACCAGTAAAAACTTGTGTGTCGCCGTTATTTGTTCTGTTTAAACTAATAATAAGCGTTTCGTGAGGACTTGAAGAGAAAAATGTGTGTTCAGTGCCTGTGCCAGTTCTATAGACCCAACCTTCAATAGTCCAATCTGTCCCATCTAAATCAAGAGAAGTGCTTCCTGCAATATCTAAATAATCTGTACTACCATCAAAATACACAGACCCACCGTGATCTGTTGCAGAGTATTCAACATAGTCGTAGGGTGAAAATGGTTCTGAGGTTACAACACCATACATTTCAACTCCATATGGAGTTACATTATCTATCAATGCCCCAGCTCCAACTAATAGAGTTGTTCCGGCATCTGATGTAAAACCTTCCGTAGGTACAGTGTACGTATTACCAGTATATAAAGCTGAATTTTTTACTCTAAAGTTGCTTATATAGCCATTAAGAACATCCCCAGTTGTATTCCATCTTCCAATATTGCTGTACGCATCACCAGTACCATAATCCCAATCGCCGCCGGTTTCAGTATGAATTAAACTGCCATTTGAATATAACTTTAGACTTGTGCCCGATCTGCACACCGCTACGTGATTCCATGCATTGTAATTTATATTTCCACCAGTTGTTCTAATATCAAACGCTCCCACCCCCTGTTTATTAATATCTAATGCTAGGTTTCCTCCCGTCCAAGTAGCTAATCTAAATAAACCTGCGGATCCAGGCAATAAATCGCATATAACACTAAAATTATTAGTAGGATAAACGAAGCATTCAACCGTAAAGTCATTTGTTCCTAAATTAGCTCTTTGCCAATATGGTGCTCTAATATAGTTATTGGTTGTTCCATTAAATTTTAAACTATACCCGCCACTACGGTAAGGGCTAAACGTACCAGCATGAGTATCGCCATTTACCGTAATGCTATGATTGTTTGATGAGCTATCAGTTATGTTATTATTATCCGAAGTTCCATCTGCTGTTGCTAGTAGAGTAGTATATCTACTATTAGCAATTATAGTAATAAAATTTAATGTAAAGCTATTAACAGAAGAAGCTTGGTTAATACCGTCACTAGTAGTAAAAGTTAAATCAAAAGTACCAGCATGCGCTTCTGTAGTTGTTGGAGTTATTGTAAATTGATTAGCATTATAAACAGGCAAGTTAAATTGGGAAATCGTAGTATGATTATCCGTACCCATTATAAACATTTTTGAGCCATCAGGTTTAAATGCTATAGCAGAACGACCTGTAGTTATACCAGTAGGTGTATAAGTAACGCTGGTATGAGATGCGGTGCTTATATCGTATGCTGTTGTTAAACTATATTCATAAATTTTTCCTACATAACCAGCTGTATGAAACGTATTAATCATAAATAATTTTTTGCCATCATTAGTAAACTGAAAATAAGGTCTACCAACTGCTTCAGATGCAAAGTCTAAACTTTTATTAGAATAAGTCGCTGTACTAATGTCAAAAGCCGTACTAAGAGTAAATTGATAAATTTTACGGTTTGGGTAATGCTCTGCTAGATACACGGCAGAACCATCACTATTAAATACAAAACAACCAAGCTCTCCTCCTGTTAAAACAGAACTAGAATCATATGATTTATTATCGTAACTTGCCGTACCAACATTCCAAGCAGTGCTTAAACTATATTGATATATAGTGTTGGTAGATTTATCAGCCATATACATTTTAGTGCCGTCATTATTAAACTTAGCATCAGTTAATTGACTAACCTGACTAAGAGTGTTTGGGCTAGATCCTACAAAACTTGCTGTACTTACATCCCAGGCAGTACTTAAAGTATGCCTATTAACACGATCATTATGAGTACCCACATAATACATTTCAGTACCATCTGGTTTAAATGTAAGCGCTCCTACATTCGCAGTAACAGTATGAGTTCCGCTTAATATAGAAGCACTTGAAATTGCATAACCCTCACCAGTACCTTGGCCAACAGTTGCTGTAGTACCGCCTCCATTAGTCAATGAACCTGTAGTAACAGCATAGTTATATGTTAATGGGAACCCTTCTGGATCTGCAGCAGTTATAGTAAGTACAAGAGCAGAACCATCTGTAGCAAGAGTAAATGGTGTGGTGTTACTAGAAGGATCTTCTACAGAGGTGATAGCTGGATTTGTGTTTACTAATCCAATAGAATACCATCCAGAGCCGTTGCTAATATAAAGTCTATTAGATCCAGATACAAAAGCCTCATCTCCTGCTGTTAATCCTGTTGTAGGTAAATCATCCACTGTTGCATATACAGTTACTCCAGCTCCAGCTGATATAGCTCCAGATATGTCTAAAACATCATTAGCAACAGCTTGACCTATTCTACGTGCTATCTTTCTATTTCTAGATACCATTCTATTAACCTTCTAATGAAGCTGTTGGTGGTGTAAAGTTTGCGGTGTAGCGAGCTAGGCCTTTAGTGACTCTCAAATCTTGGATATACCCGTGATGTAAATAAGAAGTACTATAGTAACCACCAATAACCATATATGTGCTAGTATAATCATGCGAATCTGATATAGAAATTTCTTCTGTGCCGTCGATATATAGTTTTGTGGTGCCGCTGTTTCTAACCACGGCGGTATGATACCAAGTATTAGTTGATAATGAAAAACTAGGGCCATTTATTCCAGCAGATCCACCACCCGCATAAATTTGCCAAAGACCTGTTTGAAAACCTAATGCTAATGTTTGACCATAATTTGTTGACTGTAATCCACCCGCAGTTGATGATATTTGCCAAATTCCTTTGTGGTTTGCGATAGACTTATTTACCCAGCATTCTACCGTAAAATTACCAGTTCCCATTCTTAATAAATCACTACTCAGTGTGCTCAAATAATCACCAGTGCCATCAAAAGCCATTGACTTAGTATTGCTAAACTTAACCTGAGTAGTTGAGCCAGTAGTATTGCCAACCAGCTTTAAGTTAGCACTTTGGGATTTATCTATGATCGAAGCGTCTGTACCTTTGAGGTGTAACTCTGCACCAGTTGAAGATAGAGGTGCAGTTGGTGGGGTAAACTCTGCTGTATATCGTGCGCTTTTAGAAACTCTAAAATCAGAGATATAACCATTAAATTGTGACCCTGTTGCGGAAGGCCAGGCACTTGCAATAGCCCAATCATTTGAACTGGTGTTCATACTTCCTGATTGAGATGTATTGCCCACATCTTTTCCGTTTGAATAAACCGTAAAAGCATTACCGTTTCGGACAAAAGCGATATGGTTCCAAGCGTTTCGCTTAAATGTGCCTTGGGCAGGGTTAATACCATATTTCGTTGAGCCAACCCTAAACTCAACTTGTACCCAAGCATTTGCGCCATTGAATTCTTTTAACTCTGCGATAACTGTACAATTATCACCTAATCCAGAAGTGCTAGAATCTCCCCAAAGCATCCCATCCCTGTCTGCGTAAAACCAACACTCAATGGTAAAATTACTGCTTCCATAAGTTTTCCAAGATCCGTTTGGAACAGTCAAATAATCGTCAGAAGTATCAAAATACACAGACCCACCGTTATCGGCTGCATCGTATTCTTCGTAGTCTAACGGGCCATATGCTTTAATTTGTGGCGGGCCATAGTAGTTATTTATTTGAGGTGCATTTCCAGAGTAGTCAGAAAAATTAGGGCCATTTAAAAGCAATTTAGTATTTGTTACAGATGTTAGTGCTTCTGTTGGACCTCCTAATGAAGGTACTATCGCAGTGCCGTTGACTACCCTAAGATTAGATATATCGCCAGGAAAATCTTGGCCTCCTATGCCACCAACTCCAGTATTACTATTTGAATTTAATATCCCTACAGTTGAAGGAACGCTTAAAGACTGGCCTAAAGTTCCGTTGTGATACAGTTTTAACTTGTTATCAGAAGTATCTCTTAACAAACATATGTGTGACCAAGTATCTGCTGTAAAAACATTATCTATTCTTAACTCATAATTTAGTCCATCATCTCCACGATAGTCGGCTCGTAAATTTGCAGCTTGTATATATAACTTACCCTTGCCGTTCCCAGAGCCGCTAAAACGATTGTGATAAATCTGGCCTTCACTGCCTGATACAGTAGTAGGTCGTACCCAAGCTTCAATAGTAAATGCATTTGTCCCCATATTAAAATTAGAAGTGGATCCTTCAGCGTATTTTAAATAGCTGGAATTAAAATACATTGAATAACCGCCACTTCGATAGGGGCTAAAAGTACCAGCATGGGCATCGCCATTTACTGTAACGTTTTGCGAATTTCCCGACCCATCAATGTAAGTGATGTTATTGTTGTCTGACGTACCCGTAGCGGTCGCTAATAAGGTAGTATATTTACTATTAGTAATTGTTGTAATAAAATTTAATGTAAAGCTATTAGCGCTTGTAGCTGTATTAATACCGTCGCTAGCTGTGAATGTTAGACTAAATGTGCCAGCATAAGCTTCAGTTGTAGAAGGAGTAACAGTGAATACATTATCGCTCTGAGCAACAGTAGCGGTTGTGCCACCTCCATTAGTTAAGCTTCCAGCCGTTACGCTATATCCATATGTTAATGGCACGTCTTCAGGGTCATTTGCTGTAATTGTAATTACAGTAGCAGTTCCATCTGTTGTTAAAGTAAACGGAGTTGTTCCTGCTGAAGCATCTTGTACAGAAGTAATATTAGGGTTAGTATTTACTAATGATATAGAATACCAACCAGAACCATTATTAATATAAAATCTGTTTGTACCAGTAACATAAGCCATAGCACCGGCATCATTACCTGACAGCGGTAAAAGCTCAGCGGAATCATAAACAGAAGCTCCAGCAGCTACATCTGCAAATACTATTCCTCCAGATCCAGTACTTTGAAGGAACTGCCCATTGCTGCCACTATCTAGCACATTAGCTAGCTTGCTTAAATTCTTTGCATTCGCTGTCATGGTTTAGCCTTTATACTACTTTTACTTTAAAATTGGCAGATATAATAGAAGTAAATTCAACTGTACTTGTTCCAGCAAAATTTGCTCTATAATCAGTTTCAGGCACCGCTTGTCTATATTTAGATTCTGCATCATAATTTATAGTAACACCATCTGATATCGGAGAAGTTCCAGATGCAGCATAAGGCGCAATCATCAAGTCAAGAGTATTAGCACTATCTTGACTAAAGTGATATCCGTCAGCTACTGCATCCAACTGAGCTTTATTCATTCTGTTGAATGACTGAGCGCCAAGAGCTTCTTGGAGAGTCGCATGTTCATTATTATTTGTACCGTTTACCCAAGTTTCAGATGTGCTGTAATTTACCGCAGTGGTTGTATATTGATCGATAGTCCAGTCATTAGCCGCGGCAACAAATAGTTTTGATCCGTTATTATTAAAAACAATCTGTCTTGGATTAGTATTTTCTGATTGTGTACTTAATGACAGTGAAGCGTATGAAGCTGTTGATATATCATAGGCGGTTGATAAATTATATTGATATACGCCGTAACCAGTATCGTTATCTACAACAAATAGTTTAGTGCCATCACTGTTAAATGCTATACCAGCAGCACTAGTGCCGCTTTGCAAATTAAATACTGTTCCAGATCCCGCTGTGCTTACATCATATGCAGTTGAAAGAGAGTGTTCTGTAATAGTAGCATTTGTTCTTGCAAGATATATCTTTGTTCCATTGTTATTAAAAGTAAATCCATATAAGACTGATGAGCTACTTAATGATTTTGAATCGTAGCTTGCAGTACTTACGTCATATGCACTACTTAGTGAATATTGAAAAACTTTATGGTTAGACGCGCCGCTCATGTATAGCTTAGTACCATCATTATTAAATTGAATACCACTTGGCGCGCCGTCTTGAGAACTAAAACTAAAAGTTTTATTTTCATAAGTTGGGTTGCTTATATCATAAGCACTTGATAAACTATATTGCCATATCGCTGCAGACGCAACATATAACTTTGTACCATCACTGTTAAATGCTATACCTCTGGGGTCTAGTGTTTGAGAAGTAGGTGAAAAATAAACATTTGCATACGATGCGCTAGCTATATCATAACCTACCGCACTTCCGCCATTATTGTTATACTGCCAAGTACCGCTATTATTCTTTGCAATCTTTCTAACACCATCAGAGCCTTTAGCTACATCCCAGCTTGTCCTATTATCGGTTGAAACTGCATAAAAGATGTCTCCATTGTTTTTGGTTTCGTCTGCTGTCATGGAGTTGATATCTAACCAGCTTGATGAATTGATTTGACCAGAAGAAGAATTAGTAAGAGCTGGAGAGTAGGTAGAGTATGGATGAACTGCTGAAGTTCCGCCCGTAATTTCATATATCGGGTTAGCACCACCATTATTATTATATATAACCCACATTCTTTTCCCGTCACTAGACATTGATAAACCGCCATAAGTAATATTATTGCTGCTATTACCAGTAAGAGTTGACAAACTCATTGCCCCTGATGTTTTCGTTAAACTATTACCAGAATTGCCTACACTAAATGCGCTAGGTAATGAATATACTTCAATACCACCATCGCCTAGACCGCTACCGTGCATCATAAGTTTAAGACCATCTGGCGATATTGCTATTGCCTCTGGATCTGAATTTCCATCGAAGTTTGCAAAAGATGTATATGACATAGTAGACATATCCCATCCAGTCGAAAGTGCAAATTCAACAATTGAGTGGTATGGATTATTATCCCACATTATTGTTATCATTTTTGTTCCATCAGAATTAAATTGAAAACTGAAGGGATTAAAATTCGTTGTAGACGGAACTCCATCAGCACCACTAAAACTATTCCAGTTTCCGCCATTATTAAAATAATAATAGCCATCATAACTTTGCGTACTTGGAGACCAAGGTGTGCTCAGTGTAAATTGCTTTATTAAATCACTACCATGATCAGACACCCAAATTCTAGTACCGTCTGGTTTTACAACTATACCGAATTGATTGGAGTTAAGTTGAGCTGTAAAATTATCACTCGAAGCTTCAGTCATAGTAGATAAATCAAATGCTGTAGATAAATTAAATCTTAAAACTTTTCCGGCTTTTAAAACAAGCGCTATGGTTCCTTCACTATTAAAAACAACAGAACGAAGATTATCAAAAACGCTTGAGGTAGGTGAAACATTATTATTGTAAACCATTGAAGCGCCAGAACCACTTGCTCCTGTGGGAAATACGATATCTGATTGTGTTGAATAACCACTCAATTGAATACCACTACCATCAGCCTTACCTTGTGAAGATGTGAGTGTCCAAGAAGAAATTGCAGAAGTATCTGCAAAAGCAGTAACTGACTGATATGCGCCAGAAGTTGCTGTAATAATAGCAGATCCAGAGTTACCGACAACTTTTTTACCTACGTCTGCAGTGTTAAACGCAAAAGCAGGTAAAGGTATGATATCTAAGTAGTTAGGGGCCCCCGCGCCATTGAATAAAATTATTGCAGATCCATTTTGTGTCCAACTCACCTTAGAGTAATTTCCTGTTATGAGAACATAGTCATCTCCGGCGGCAGTAAGCCAGTTGTTCCCATCACCAAGTCCCCCTTGGTTTCCAGTAGTTACAGTGCCTGTTTTCATAACCCATGCTGAAGGTAATTCTTTTGTAAGTGTTTTACCATTTGTATTATCTATTGCATAGAATTTTAAACCATCTTGTGATATTTTCCATCCTTTTTGATAAATATTTGCACTGGAAATTGAATAATATGGATTGTTCGCATCAAAACTTGTAGTTGTTCCAACCGGCAAATTTGCCATAGTTGTAATATCATACGAAGTATTTAAATCAAATACTCTAACTCTTGTTGAGTTGCCGCCACTAGTCCAGGCTTCAGTTGTTATGAGTTTAGTACCATCTCCTGACCAATCAATGTATAGTGGATCTCTTTGTAAGTCAATCCTCCAGTTGGACTCTGTTCCAGAACCCATTGTAGATAAGTCGTATGCAGTAGATAAATCGAACTGATAAAAATTACTACCATTGGCACAAACTATCTTAGTACCATTATTATTAAATAACATGGTAGAAATATTAGTCATTTCAGTTATTACTTTTACAGCAGCAGAACCAACAGCAGCTGCGGTATCTACGCGAAATGGAGTTGAAAGAGTCCATGCATAAATATGAGCTTCATCTGAATTACTACCTTCATAATTTCTAACCATCCAGAATTTTGTGCCATCGTCACTTAATAGCGCACTACCCCAATAGTAATTATTAAGTGAAAATTGACCTCCACTAAATCCAGCGCCATATGTGGTATATGTAGTTGCCGCAGTTGATGCCGGGATATGTCTATGCGAGATTGGATTACTACTAACGAATGTACCGTCACCTGTTGCGCTTGGTGTTAAATTAACAGAAGAATAAGAAATAGGTTTTTCATCATAAAAGTCATAGTTAGTTGCATTAGCATTAACGTCCCACTGACCTTTACTACTTATCCCAATTTGAGGCACCTCTTTATATGCTTGAAGAATAGGAACAGGAGTAGAAGCTTTTGATAGTGTTATATTAGTTGTTTGATTTGAATCCATAGAAGCTGTAAGAGATCCAATTGTTTCTCCACCAGCGCTTACTTCACTTGTAAATGCAATTGACCCATCATCTTCAATATTAATATTTCTAGCTAGTTTTGCAAGATTAAAATTCTTAGTTGCCATCTGCATCCTCTTCATTATCATCTGGAATTTCACCTGATGACTTTTCTTGTGCTATCTGATCTTTCATCTCTTTCATCGCATCATCATCTAGTAAGAGAACGTTTTTCATTACATATTCTTTAGAGAAGAATTCACCAACATACTGCTGCATTGTATCTAGAGTCTGTAATTTTTCTCTAAGTAACTCTGCATCTCTTAATTCAGAGAAATGATTATCTCTAATATAATCAACTACAATGTCGTTCTTCCAATTATCCCAATCTTCTTCGGTAATGACACCTTTAAGCATTAACTGCTTCTTAAGAACGCCTAAGAATAAGCTTGAAAACTTATTACGCAATCTATCAATAAACTTCTGAAACTTAAGCTCATCTCTATTTATCTCAGAAGCTCTACCTAGTAATCCAGCTGCTTGATCTTGTTCTAGGCGAGAAACAGGAACATTAAGAGCTTTATACATCTTCTTCTGGAAGTATAAGATATCATCAATCTGGCCTAGATTCTCACCACCTGGTAAAGTAGTAATCTCTGTGCCTCTACCACCTTCCCTGCGCGGCAACCAGAAGTCTTCGAGCATGGACATATGCTTTCGATCATCTCTGATCTTACCTGTATCAGCGTCGTACACAAGTTTATTACGATAGCGAGACATAATATCTTTCATATATGTTTCAGCTTTGCCTCTTGGCAAGTTGCCTACATCAATATAAAAGATTCTACGTTCAGGTGCTCTAGCTAGTCTGTAAATAACTAACGAGTCTTCCATCATCCGCAATTGGTTAATCGGCTTTAAAGCTTTATGAAGATGCGATACAATTCTCTTACGATCGATATCGAGCAAGCCAGAAGTAACATAAGACACAGCATCATTTGATAGCTTTACGCCTTGATTCGTTCCACCAGCCTTTTCTTGGTAGATATAAAATTCATTTACGCTCTCTACTAATGAAGCGCCAGTAACTTCGTCTTTTTTCTTTTTTACTTCTTTTACCTTACGAATCTTAGCAGCATCAATTGGTCTTATTTCTTGAATGCCTGCTTTAGGTTGAGATTCATTAATAACAAGGTGGTGATATACTCTACCATCAATATACCATCTTCTAAATATATCATGACCTAACTCTTTGAAGTTAAGCATAGAACAAACATCTTCAAACTCTGTAGTAATTACTTTCTTAAGTTGATCACTAAGACCCTCAACATGATCTAAGATGAGAGTAACTGGTAGTTCATTCTCACCTGATACGATAGATTCGTTTACAATATCATCAATAGCAGCATCTACTTCAGGATGATAAGATACAGCCCGGTATTGTCTAATATTCTGAATATTATCTTTTGCGTGTTCGCCGCCATCTACGTTGACATAAGTGCCATAATGCGAACCGGCTGCTGTAACATATCCAGCTCCGTCCTCATCTACAGGGGGAACAATAGAACGAAGTTTATCATCGGACTTATCTTTTGTCCGCTTAATTTCAAATCCAAAAAGTCTTATACTATCATCAGCCATGTTCGTTCCTAAAATTAGTTATAGAGGGGCCTTTAAAGCCCCTCTATCTATTTATAGTGCTTTAAGAAGTAGTCGCTGCTTCCCAATATTGCACTTGGAATTCAACTGTAAATCTTTCAATTTCATTCTCTGAAGCATAGCTCAGATCAATTGGAGATAACCCTGTAGGGAAACATCCTCTGAAATTATAAGTTTTAGCGGTTGTGCCGTCTTTGTTAAGCTGTTCAACAATCAGGTCTGCCTCATAGTCAACAGGATTAGTAAGACCTGTATTTGCACTATGGGCATTCATTCCGTTCATCCAACGTTCCATCGCATCGCGGACATTAAAATCTGTGTCGTTAATAATAGTTGGAGTCCACACATCAAATGTACGATCCCCAGCCATTTTTAATTGACGACCACGGAAAGGAACAATAATTGTACCTACTGTTGATGCAGGCAACTGAGCTGCCTCACATAAGAACGATGTAAGTTCTACATCGCCGCCAGCATAACCTGGAAAGTTAATAGTGGCTTTAAAGAGATTAGGTCTCGCTCCACCACCACGTAACTTGGCTTTAAAATCATCTACGCCTAGTACTGCCATTTTTTATCTCCTTATACCTGCAATCCGGCTACTTCTTCGAAGTCGACACCGGTTCTAACAGCTACAAAGTTTAGTGTAATGTAGTTAATAGAGCGGGCAGGCTTAATGAAGATATTCGCAATGAATTCATTTCTATCTACCACAGTGGCAGTGTTGTTTGTTTCATCACACACAACTCTGAAATCTGTGATACCTCTTCTTCCTTTGACTTCTCTTAGGAATGGCTCTACAATGTTTACAAACTCGGCTCTTGTGAACTCATCATTGAATTCAAAGATCGTGTTTCTTGCCGCAAGTGCAATTGCGCGCTCAACAGTGTTAAACAATCTACGCACATTAATTCTGTCAAATGCAGAAGGCCGTGACATATTTGTTTTATCACCATATAGCAACACACCTTGACCCGGAAGGTTTGCAATCGGATTAACATTTGCTTTGTATAGAGCATCTCTTTCAGCTTTCGAAGGGCTGTATGAAAGAGCAGTAATACCTAAATAAGCACCTCTACGTGACCCTGCTGGTGAGTACCATGGGCCGGCATCTCTATCAGAAGCTGCCATAATACCTGCAGTAGAAGATGCTGCTGGAATTTGGATATATTTATCATTGTACTTGTCATACACTTTAAGATAATTATTATCGATAAACAGGTATGAAGTATCAGAGAAAGTAGCAGCAGTAGTTAGTGCATTAGCATTAGGTGTAGATGAGTTAACAATATCTGCTCTTGCTGGAGATGTTACGACAACGCAATCTTTACGTAGTGTACCAGCTGTAGATACTAAATCATTTACTACAGTAGTTTGATCTGATCTAGTGGCCATACCTGGCGCGATAAGAAAGTCTACTTCGATATTATCTTTATCTTCAAATAGATCAAATCCTAAAGCAACTTCTGCTGTACCTAATGCAGCGCTGTTAACACCGTTAGCTAAAGACAAATTGTCTGCTGAATCTGTTACGGTATTCATCCAGATATATTCTGAAGACCGGTTGATAACATTTTTTATATAGTTAGTTGAACCATCATCATTCACGGCATTTGCATTTTCAGATACAAATGGGAATGTCTCTAGTACAGTATTTACCGATCCGGAGATATCTCCATCCTCATCAACAACTACTACATGCTGTTCATTAGCAGTCGGCGCGGCATCAAATTTAGCAGCATATGCCCAACCATCCCAGGTTAGCGGTCCAGCCACTGATACTTTTAATGAATTACCAAGGGCCCCAGCATATTTTGCAAAGACTTTACCAGTCCATGTGCCAGCTTCCCATGTATCATGATTTTTAATCAGCGCGGCGGTGCCGCTTGCGTCGGTTGCATTCCTTGCAGCAGAGGTTACTGCCCTTACTACCTGCAAAGAGCTAGAATATTTTAGAAAATGTGCAGCAGAATGAAAATCTACTGAATGTGTATCGTCTGGGTTTCCAAACTGTTCAGCCAGCCCCGCTTCGTTAGATATAAGCGTGACGCTTTCAGCTGGTCCCCAGCGAAAGTTACCTACAACCGCGCCAGTAGTAGATTGAACATTAGGCACACCGCCTGTAAGATCAACCTCTTTGACTACGATTGCCGGCGACTCCGAGGGAGTAAATAATGCCATTGTTCGTTCCTTTTCCAGTAATCGAATTATAAGTTTTACATAATACGGAATTCAATTACTGTTATTTATAATTTATTTTATTTAGTAAAAGTTATCGTTAAAATTGTGTTCAATTGCCCATGGCTCTCTAGGATCTACGGTTCTTTCTACTTCTTCTAGTCCGTCATCAACGAATCCAAACGGAACCATGTCATTATCAATTTCTTGCATTCTATTTTTATACATCATTTCTTTTAGATTAATATCAGTAATTTCGCCAAACTGGCTTGAAAGAGAAAAATATCCAAACATTACAAGATTCATCATTAGATCGTCATGATTACCATCAGATGCTTCATATGATTGCCCTTTAGCAATAAATGTCGATATTTCTAAAATAGTATTTTCGTCTACTATATCCAGTTTTTGTGTTTCTAATATGTCCTTTATAGTAGAGCATCCTAGTCTTTTAACTTTTCTATTCATTTCAATACCCAGAGCATTTGCCTTAATAGCAGACTCTACGTGCATATTTTCATATTCAAAATCATAATATAATCCATTACAGACTACTGCCCCTTGATCATTAGCCTCAATAACGACATAAGCATCATTGTAGACTTTAGCATATTTATAAATAATGTTTGGGAAGAGAATAGGTGAAATAGTATTATTGCGATAAACAGCAACCTGTTTAAAAGGTCTTGTGCTAATATCGATCACATTAAATGTAGAATAATCCTGTCCTCTTCCCTTCGATACATCAACAGTCATAATATAATCATGATCTTTTTGTGTTTCTTCATATATATAAACGCTATTACCTTCTAGCATCGACTTGGGCGGATTAGCTCTTAGAGCCATTAATGTTTCTGCATTAATTAGAGTATCACCTGTACCAAAAAATGTATTACCGAACTCCTGATCAAATTGCAGCTGCGAAGTGTTAGAAATGGTTTGCAGTTTCCACTCGTCATCTCGACCTGGTACATCCCACCAATCTACTCTGAATGGCGTATATTCATTTACACCTTGAATAGCTCCTGTCCATATCTTTTCAAATATATTGCCGATACCATTAGCAGTAGAAGTAATAATAACCTTTGTATCTTTACCAGAAGAAATAACAGGATATGT